CGATGTTTATTACCACCCTTCACCATATTCTTGGAAGGACTACATCAATCGGTTCCCACCCTCTAGAAGGAAACAAATTGAAGTAGCCAAGGAAAAGGTGGATTCTGGTAACTTTAGTCAAAAACACTTGGTATATAATGCCTTCGTGAAACGGGAGAAACAAATGCTCATTACCAGGGAACGGTTTGAGCCATCCCGTCCTCGCACCATACAGGGTGCCACAGATTTGACTAAACGTATAAGTGGAGTTTGGTTCTTACAATACAGTTACGCCCTGAAATTTGACTGGAATCCTACTAATTATATTTGGTATTGTTCTGGTTATAAGAAGGAGATATTCGATTGGTGGTTTAATCACCACAAGACGCGTCTGGGTTCGGACGTCGTTTATGCTTCATCGGATTTCAGTAAGTATGATTTGACCCAAGGTGAACACTGCATTAAGTCGGAAAATCAGTACTATAAAGAATTAGGGTTGACGGAACAACGCTATGGAGATATGGTACTGAATATGAAGGAAAATACAATAGGTTATGGAAACTGTTTGAGGTATACGGTTCCCTACACCCGGAAGTCAGGAGACAATGACACTTCCTCCGGTAATTCTAGGAATACTGGACGTACTATTGTTAGTTTCCTCCATAAACACATAGAGAACGTTGAGGAATACGTCGCCCTTGCTGTTTTAGGTGACGATAATTTCTTAATGATCTCCGTTGTCGTGTTCTATAAAGTTTTTGGAAGCTGTAGCAAGTTCATTGACATGCTTAAGACCTGGGCTGAGGGGCTAGGTTTTATGATTAAGGTTGTATGTTCGGACAATCTTATGCAGAATGAATTTTTGTCACTCCGATTCTACCCAACTGAGAATGGGTATAGTGTCGGAAAGAAACCCGGTAGATGCTTAACCAAGATTGGTTATATGTTAGATCACCCAGGACGGAAAATGGAGCATTGGTTGGAACTATTGTATGGAACAATGGTATCTTATTTACCAACTGCAAACCATGTACCGTTTTTGAGGGTGTACATATGGACCTTGATTGAGTATCTCAAACCGCGTTGCAAACAAGGCAGGTTCTATCACATGGGACTAACCGGTGGATCTTATTCTAAGATGTCCGGTGATGTGGTTGAAGCTGATGATGAGACGTGGAATGCTTTCACTGATTTTTATGGACTAGACGAAGTTGATGAGTCTTATTTCGCGGGGCTAATCTCCAAGACCCTTATCAAGTATGGTCTTCCTTGTGTGATTGATAGTGATTATGTCTATCAGTTATTCAAGAAAGACACCGAAATCTATGCTTGCTAATTCCCCGACGGGGGGATTAGGACCCAGAGACGGTCTGGGTATTAAAGAGATTTATACACTCTGAAATTTATAATTTTGAATAGTATTATGTCTAGGAGAAAACGCAACCGAAATAGCAAAAACCCCAAGACCCGCAATGGTAATATCAAACGCCTTAGTCGCCCTGTGGCACAGAGTTGTCAAGTCACGAACCGCGGTGCCCTTAAGTCATTACACCTTAAGCACCGGGAGTTCGTTACCGATCTTGTTCAAGATGATATCGGAGGTACCAACCAGATCAGAAGAATTCACATACAGCCAGGTTTGGAAACAACATTCCCCTGGCTTGGTCAAATTGCACAACGTTTTGAAACCTATAGGTTTCAGGAACTCCGATTTCGTTTTATCCCATCTTTGGGAACCCAAACAAACGGCTCGATTGCTCTATGCCCTGATTACGACGCAGGTGATGATAATACTGAGGCAACAAAAGCTACGCTTTTAGCTTTTGAAGATTCAGTCCGTGGTCCTATATGGGCTGAACTTGTTCTTAACTGCAGTGGCAAAAACCTTACAAAGTCTAAGGAGTTTTATACCAGGAGAGGTGACCTCGGTCCCAATCTTGATATTAAAACATATGACACTGGAGCACTTTATATCACCCTTAACACTTCCCTCGACGAAGATACAGTTGTCGGAGAGCTATGGGTTGAGTATGCCATAACCTTTTTTACACCTCAACTTGAGACTGACCCTGTGTTATCTCAAGTTGTCCTGAGTGATTTGTCATCAAATAATCTGTGGGACACCATTATTCATAATGCTGGACCACAAATTATGACAGCATTCAATGAATCGGGAAGTGGCAATCCCAATTTTCTAATCACCAAACCTGGTCGTTACCAAATGACTACCGCACCAGTTCAAGGTTTGGCTACCGTTAGACGTCAATGTCTAAACTTGGGCACATTATCATTCGTGTAGACCCAAGGGGATGCGAAAATTGAGGCCAACTTAGTTAAAATCAAAAATTTTGATGATACTAATGTCGGTTACTCATCCGTAT